TGGAAGGTGTACTCAGTCAAGCACCCCTTGAACCAACGGACACGGCATATGCCAGTGAACGGGTTGACCTTAAGCGTCCAGACTGATTGCGAGACGCTGGGGGAGATGGGTGAAATGCTGATCATGGTGTGTAGTAGTTTTGTATCAGTGGCGGTCGCTGATGTTCCAGACTCCCCAGTTGTCATATCGGGGGAGAGGACGGCGACCCTCACGGATCTCTTTTCGTTCCTGTGCTTCTCTCAGCATGTCTGCCTTGATGGATTCCATGGCGGCGAAGATCACAGGGTCTGTGCATCCTTTGCTGATGATGAAACCGTCTCTGACTTCGTAACGGTCTTGCATGTGCTTGGGGAGTTGGTCGTTTGTGTTCATGCTCTTAGTATAGGGCACCGATCAAGCAAAGGAGAGGGAACGTGTGACAGTTCCTGCACTGTCTATCAATTCGCATCGGATGCCGCAACTGATATAGTATGCATGGGCGTCCCTTGCTTGGGTGTCTGTTCTGTATGTGATTGTACGGGGGTGACGTTGATCAACCCCGTCCCAATAGCGAATGGATGGCATCAGTTAAAAATGGCGTTTGTTTGCACTTGAGAGATAAGAACTGACTCTTGTCTGAACTGCCTCTTATATATGGCAGCAATGCAATTAAGGGAGATCATGTGATCTTCAACCTCAGAGTCAGGCACTTCAAGATAAAAAATCTTTGTCTGTTCTAGTTCACCTTTCCAGAGACCTTCGCCATCAATGAAAGTACCATACTCAAAATGTGGCATGATTTCACGTTTGATGAAGTCGTTCATCATTGCGTCGGTGACAATACCATTGTCAGGAATGTTGCGACCCATGATGAGTTCAAGGCGTTTCATGTGCTCCTTTGTTTTGTACTCTTATAGTATGGCATGAAAGAAGGGGCATTGCTACCCCTTGTGTGCCACTAGATCAACTGGTCAGCGACTGCCTCCATAACGTCGCCGTATTCGCCTACAATCTCACCGAAGGCGTCACGGATACATGCATAGGAATTGGACTCGTCATGCATGGAGAAACACAGATCCATCGCACGATCAAGATCTGTGGTGTGCTCTGTTTCGCCCAGAGCAGGGCAGAAGATTTCGTATGTCATACAGACATTATAGACACAGGAGGGGAGGGAATGGGGTGATAGTGTGCCACTTCGCCAACTGGAGCGAAGCGGCTGACTAGTTTGTGTTACTTACTTACCCACACCATAATCATTACATTGTGCCTCAAGTTCAGAGAAATTATGTTCTTCTTGCTCTAGCAAATGTGGATAGTATTCCTCTGCTTCTGCAATCAATTCATCAACTGTGTATGCATCATAATTATGATCCAATTGTTCTGCAACTAGTTGCATCAATGTCTTCAGGTCCATATCATCAACAATCTGATCAATCAGATTCTGTTGCAGTACGTCACGATCAACAATGTTGTCTGTCATGAGAATTTTCTTAGTTGGATTTGGAAGGGAAATCATTGATTGTTTTTCCATGTTGTTACTATGGCACACATCAACGGGAGAATCAAGCGATACTGTGCCACTTGTAGAAGTGGTTGAATTGTACCAAAAATCCTCCCAATCATGTAGACTATGTGTTACATCCTCTATCATGATTGTACTGTGTAATCAATCTCAATTGTAGAACAGTTTGAATGTGCCTCCAGTGGATCTTGCTCCTCTGGGTGTTCATCATAGTACTTTAATTCTTCTGCCAAATACTCCAGGAACGTCATGTGCGAGACCTCATGCGAAAGAACGTAGAAGTAATTATAACATATAAACCCCACAATAGGAGTTCATTGTTACAACTTGTTGGAATTGTTTTCACTCTATGGGTAATAAAAATCCACCTGCCATTACAGCAGGTGGTGTATATGTTCAACCGATATTATGCTCCTTGAAATTCATAACCATTGACGAACTGGTGCTGTACACCTCCGTCCATCACATACCACACAAAATCTTTCTGAAATACACCGTCAGTGAATGCATTACAGAAACTGTTGATGATTGCATTGAGACGAGATTTAGTGGTGTTGGATTGCCATCCACCATCAAAGATTCTCACAAAGTCATCACCCAGTGTGGCGATGTGATTGCCATGCAAATAAACAAAAGATTCACCGTTGCAGTTAACTACCTCAGTGTTGCCAGATCTCCAGTCTTTGCAGTTAGAGATGGCGTTGTTCATTTGCTGTTCAATCTTTCGCATAAAATGTTGTGAATTGGTTGACTCTTTTAATATGACACAGAAAAAGGGGGAATGCAATACCCCCTGTGCCACTTTCTTAACTGTCCTGTGCAATGTCCCACATGTCGTTGAATACATGCAACCATTGTACATGTTTCTCATCCATGTCCACTGTGTCCTGCTCATCTGCTGAGACATAGGGTAAACTATGCTTAGTGCAATAGTCTTCATAGACTATAGTGAGAAAATCAATCTTGTCCATAGACAATAAAAAATCCTGTACATCTATACAATAGACGAACAGGATTGATAAGTCAATTAGTTTTATGCCACTTTAATAACTGTCCTCCTCCCATGACTCATACTGCTTAAACTTTGCTACCTTCTTCTTCTTACTTCGCTTTACATTTTTGATTTCATAACCGTAGTCTTCAAAGTATTCATCTTGGTCAACATCCTTTGAGTAGGAATTGTTGCTATTACGCCTGGACATGATTAATGTGCAGTGGTTTACTAAACGTTCAGTTATTTATTGAGCGACAAGGACACGATCCTTGATTGATTGTGACAGAAACCGTCCGACACTTCCAGAGGGACGATCCAACTCAGCGTCAATGAGAACTTGACACAAATTGTTGGCGAATTCTAGGACATCTTCACAATCAAATGCATATTCTTTACTTTCATTACTATTATACACTACTTTTACTTGATTTGGAGTAGTTTCAATAGATTTTACAGCAGTTGATTCAAAATTTGAGTAAATTGCCATGTTTTGTAATGATTTTGTTGATTTATAGTGAATATATGGAGTTTTCCACAGGGTTTGTGGAAAATACCTCTGAATTAAACGAAAAAAGTCATAAATCTCACTTTCTTAAAAACTTAAAAAAGTAATAAAAGTAAAAAAGTGAGTTTTTGAAGTTTTTGAAATTCCTCGGTTGTCCATGTTTTAATAATACACCGTTTTCCGAGGATTGTCAAGGGGTGTGTGCCAGTTCCCCAAGTGTCCCTGTGATTGTTTCAAAGTGTTTCTGAGGGTTGACTTGACTTTCGTTAGGTGGTAGGCTAAGACACCTTCTCCACCGCACATTACCTATATTTTTTTAATGATTTTAAAAGTTTTCCACAAGCACATCAAAAACTGTGGAAAACCCAGTCATTGCAAGGTGCGGAAGTGTGTGTAAAATGTGTTGAAAAGATAGTATCCATGTGTATGATGTGTCAACCAAACTTATGTGGGAATGCCTTCTTGTATGTGCTAAAGATATGTGATATATCTTCTTCTCTAGGTATGAATTGACACCATCCAGTAGCAATGACTTTATATCCTTTATTAGGTGTTACTCCTCTATGTACATGAGTCCAGTGTGCTGGCCATATAACACATGTACCTTCTACTGCTGGTGTTGTTGTATCTTGATATGGGAAGTTAGTACCAGATGGTGCATCATTGAGATAGATCATCCATGCAAGTAGTCTATTACTCATACCTTGTGATTCACAATGTAGTTTACCAAAACCTTCACCATTTTTATATGCTTGAATGTTATAGTTGTTTTGTACTTCAAATGGAGGAAGATCCATTAGATAGTCGTATTCATTTACATATTTAAAGATGGCATCATTCAATGGTTGATATAGTATGGATGAGTATTGTGCCCAGTTCTTCTTATCAGAGAAATCACATTGTAAATCCATACTATGTTTAATACGTTTATCTACAATACCATGTGCAATAGTACCAGGAACTTTCCTATCATCTTGTTTGAATAGGGAGATCAAGGTTTTACACTGTTCTTGTGTTAATGTATTAGAGTATTGTTCAATGAATGTTCTTGATTTTGTCACGTTTCCTTAGTGGTGTACCAGGTTTTTTAAGATCTTTCTTGAGTTGTTTGAGGAACTTAAGGTGTTCTCTTATCGTTAGTTTGTACATTGTATTCAATTGTGATAACTTGTGATGATGTACCTTGTGATGTCACTCTAGTTGATCTTTCCATAGTGCCACCTAGTTGTGCTGCAATTTGTAGTAATTCAGCGATGAGATCACCATGAGAGTTATCCCATGACTTATATGGAATAAGACCATGATAGTGATCAGACACATCAATTCCTGGTACTTGACAATCTTTCATATCTTCTACACAATCAGTATGGCATGTGTTATCATCAGGGGGACATGAGGATGCACACTCAAAGTATTCATCCACACAATCATTATGTTTATCGGTTGACATTTGCTTGTTCCTTACGTGCTTCTACTGCCGACTTACGTGGAGGGCATGGTTGATTAGATTTACGCTTCAATTCTAGAGAGAGTTGACGTTCTAGTTCAGTTTCAAATTGAACCAGATGTTCAGTCAAGTATTGACGATACTCATTTTCATCAATGAGATCATACAAGTGTGCAACGTGCTCTAGGGCAAATACTAGTTTCGTCTGGTCATTCATTCGCATAATTCTGAAAGTGAAAAGAGGGAGAAGAACTCAAGTCCTTCATTCAACATTATAGCATGAGTATCACAATCTTGTCTATCTACAATTGTAACAACTTTATCTACATTATAATTGGCATTTCGTAGTACTTGTACTGCATTAAGTGCTGATTGACCAGTTGTGGTCACATCTTCCAATACAGTAATTGTAGCACCTTCTGGTGGTAAGTGACCTTCTATTTGAGATGTAGTACCATGACCTTTAGGTTGTTTACGAATAATAAGAGCATCAAGAGGACGCCATTGTTGATGACATGCCATTGCCACCGCAGATACAAGAGGATCAGCACCAAGTGTTAAACCTGCTACTGCTGTTGTATCCTTATGAATATGATCTAGCATCATATTTGCAATTAGATATAAACCTTCACCATTTAATGTGACAGGTTTACAATTGACATAATGATCGGTTTCTATACCAGATGATAGTGTATAGTTACCAAGTCTATACGATCTTTGTCGTAAGAGTTCAAGGACACGTTCTCTCATAGAATAATAGCACCAATTAGTAAACCTTTAAGAAATGCTACCCATAGCATTTGATAGTTGGATAGATCAAACTTCTGTTGAAATTTAATTGCTAGACGCTTATCCCATTGTAATAGTTTATTCATTTGGGTGTTCTCCACGTGTCTAATTGATCAATCAACCAATCATATTTGTCAACATCATTCTGACAATGATTACATGTCAATGATGACCATGACAGATGATAGATTTTATGTACTGAGTGACAATGAGGACATTTGATATTCTTTCCATTCTTGCCAGCACGTGAACGCTTGGACATGAGTTCATAATGTTGTGTCATCATGATGTCATCACCTTTACATATGAGGTATTTACTAGATGTTATCATCATCTAAATGTTTTTCTAATGTGTGATCTATTTTATCTAGGATACCATCAAATGCCTCTACATGCTCAAGATCACTTAACAATTTTGCAATTGCACTCACTGTCACTGGTCGTTCTTGACGTGCAGCAAATGCCAATGCATTGCGAATGTGTCCTGTTGCTTCGTTTAGACTGTTCTGTACCGAATCTGAAAGTGGCATAATGCTCCTAGACTTTAATAATAATACTGTATACTTTGATCTATGTCAAGACATAGGGTGTTGTATTGCTAATCCATGTGAGATAAATGTCTGTCCATCTGTAGCAGGCAATGCTCGCATGAAATTAAAGTTAATCAACACCCTACGCTCTGGTGTGGTCATTGGTGTGACAGTATGTTGATACTGTGATGGAAACTCAACCAATCTATTTCCCTTAGTCTCACACTCCAATGGTTCATCATC